GTGCCGCAAAATAAGGAGCAAGCATGGTTCTCGGAATTATTTCATGTGTAAATGTTTTGCTGGGCTTTGTCGCTCCAACATTTTTCTTAATTGCATTTCCAATTTCAATCATTGGATTATGTTTTGCAAATAAGGCAAAGAAAGAAGAATGTTTGTGTGGTCAAAGAATGGCAGGCTTTGTTACTTCTCTTATTGCACTTTGTTTTTCTGGATTTATTATTTTTATTTTAGTTCTCGTTCTGGTTGTAGGAATTTCAGTTGCATTTTAAGAAAGGATAAGAAAAATGGATGCCTTAGCATTTTTAAGAGAACGCAAAAGAATGTGTAACAGTTATAAGTGCTGTGTCGGATGCCCTCTTGTAGAAAGTCACTGCATTGTTAGTAGCGCCACATCAGATGAAGATTTTAAGAAAATGACTGATGTTGTTGAACAATGGTTGAATGAACACCCACGCAAAACTCGGCAGAGCGTGTTTCTGGAGCAGTGGCCAGATGCTATTATTAGCGATGACGGATTACCAGAGGTCGGGCCGTGTCAGCTACGTGCTGGGTTGATTCATGGTGACTCTGTAGATGACTGCGAGAACAGAGGACTATGTACTGAATGTCGACGTGAGTTCTGGATGCAGGAGGTAGAATAATGGAAGATAAAGAATTTGTAACGACAAGAAATAAAAATTTTATTAACTTCGATGAAGTTATTACTTTAATAAATCGTGAAGTACAATATTCGTCAGGAATTCTTACTGGATGTGATGGATATGTAATTACAGAAAAAATTGAAGGAATGAATTATCGAGTTACAGTTAGATTTGAAAGATTTCATGTTAAAACTGCATTTGATATTGAATTAGTGTTGAATGGCTTGTACGATCTCGATAAAATTAAAGAAGAGATTGAACGAAGTTGTAAAACTGCTATTATCTTTCTGGTAAATAGGTCGTATAAAATAGAGAACATTTTGACATGAATAAGCAAATCCAACATTGTAAATATTCAGATTCTTGTTTTACATGTCCAAAAGATGATTGTGTTATAAATGCACATGATATTTGTAATGTAAATAAGACTGAATACGACATCTACGAACGAGATCACTTAAAAGAAGTTAAAAGAAAGGGGAACTATAAAAAGTGTCAAAAGTAAATATCGACAAAGTAATGGATGACTGCGTATCTATTAAAAATCAGATCGACGGTCTCAATCTATTACTTGTCCAAAGAAAGCAAACACTCGCAAAGTATTTCGAGTCGTCAGGTAAAAAGCAGTTGTCTAATGATGATTGTGTTATTTCTGTTGCTGAGAAAGCCAAGATCGAATATGACGTCGATGCACTTCAAGAGAAACTTCCTCAAGACATTTTATCTCAGATCATTGAAAAGCACTATGAAATCAATGACTGGCCTCGTTTTGTTAAGTTTATGAAATCAAAAGGCATTTCAGGGTCTGAATTGCGTCCTTTTGTTTCCATTCAAAAGCAGGTCGACGAAAAGGCCATTTCCCGACTCTACGACGCCCATAAGCTTACTCTTACTGACATGGACGGCTGCTATACTGCTAAAGTCACTAAATCTGTTGTTTTGAGGTTAAAAAATGCAAGACAGGAGATCAACCTCACTTAATCAATTCATTGCCGCACTCAAGCACTACAATATCTACCAAGAAGATGATCAATACAAGATTATTTGTCCTTTTCATGGTGATAAAAATCCTTCATTACAAATCAACAAACAAACGGGTTTTTTTTATTGTTATGGGTGTGGTTTATCCGGTGGAGCTTTTGAATTGGTTAAGAATTACGAACCCAACCTTTCCCCCATAGAAATTTATAAAAAGCTTCATTCCTTCGTAAAAGAGGGGAAGGGGGATATAGGGGGTAGGGACGTATATACGTATACTAACTTACCCTATACTCACTCCTTTGTTGATAGTAAAACTAAGTATAGGGAAGGAATTAAGTTAGCTAAAGATTTCTACTTTAATTTACCAGAAACTAACTGGTATAAACTCCCTGAAGAAGCTATTCCAATTCTTCGTTATATGAAGCACAGAGGATTCACAACTTCTACACTTAAGAAATTCGGAGCTAAATTCACATACAACAAAAACTACCCTATTGTATTTCCCATGTATGATAATGGAATATTCAGAGGGTACGTTATGCGGACCGATGATCCTACAGTGGAAGATCAAAGAAAATATATGTATAACAAGGAATTCCGAAGAAGAATCACACTTCCTGGTGACTACAAAAACTCCACAGTTATTCTTGTTGAAGGGTTCCTCGATATGCTAAAAGCTAAGCAATACGGAATTAAGTACGTAGCAGCAGTTCTTGGTTGGAAGTTGACTTCGGAACAATTTGAAAAGCTAAAACGTTGCGGAGTAAAAACTATAATTTGTGCTTTGGATAACGACGAATGTGGACGAAAAGGCTACAAGTATCTCAAACGAATTTGTTCAGTTAATCACATTTCTGTTAAAAGAATTCGTTACCCAAAAACAATGAAAGATATGGGAGATCTCAACGAAGAGAATTCCAAACTAATTTTAAAGCAGATCAAACAATTCGGAGGAAAATAAAATGGACCACAGAAAGTTCTACAAAGTGACTTTTATCTGTGCCACTGAATCAGATGTCACACTAAACAAACTAACGAAATACGTTAAGAAAGCACTCGATATTCTATTTAAAGCAGATCCCGCAAAGATCAAGGTAGAACAGCTTCAGGAACCCAAAAGAAAAATTTGAATTTCCTATTTACAAACTTTCACTTTTGTGTTATAATATTAATAAACTTAAGGGATACGTTCCCTTTGAAATGGAGGATATAAATAATGGCAAAAAATCTTATTGCTGAAATGAAGGAAGCTGTTAAGAAGTCTGGCAGCTCCAAGAAGGAGATCCTTTACTTCCCTGCTGATTCTAACCACCGTGTTAGATTTCTCCAGGAACTTGATGAAGGAATCCGAGTTGAAATGCACAATGACTTTGAGGCTAAGCTTTTTGCTCCTTGCCGGGACATGGAAAACCATGAGGATTGTCCTTATTGCGAAGATGGAATTGCTATTCAGGAGAACTACATCTGGTCGGTGTGGGATTACGATTCTAACTCGGTTAAGTTGCTTATGTTTAAAGCTTCTGGCGTTTCACCCATCCCTGGCCTGATTGAGGTTTATGAGGAATTCGGTTCTGTTAAGGATCGAGATATTAAGATCAAGAAGGTCGGCAAGGGAACAGGAAGTTCTTTTGTTGTTACGGCACTTGATAAATCTCGTTTCCGTAATGATAAGGCTAAGCCTTTTAAGGAAAAGCAAGTCCTGGAACTTCTTTATAAGGCATATCCTTTGGACGATGAAAAGGAATCTGATGAGGATGAAGATGAGGTTCCCAAGAAGAAGTCTAAGAAGAAAAAGAAGGAACCTACACTCCGCGAAAAGTTTGAGAAGCTTGACATGGACGAACTCAAGTCCATTTGTTTAGAGATCGGCATGTCAAAGAAGGAATTCAAGGCCTTTGATGATGAGGAAGAAGTTCTTGATGAGTTGTTCGACAACTACGAAGAGGATGATCTGGCTGAACTTCTTGAAAACCTCGATGATGAGGATGAAGATGATGACGATGAGTGATTTTCCTCCGACTCTCACTTCTATCTATCAAGATCAAGTTGAATTTCAAAAGTTACTTGGAAACATCGACATTCCAAAGGACGATCCTAACGAAATGGCACACCACCTTCTCGGCCTCGTAACTGAGGTCGGGGAGGTTTCACAGGCAGATAAACGTTGGAAAAAGAACAAAAGAAATAAGCACTACAATTTCCAAGAAAAGTTAGATGAAATTGCTGATTGTTTTATCTTTTTGTTGAATGTGTGTATTTACTCAGATATTACTCCTTGGCAAATTCTAAATGCTATTGATCATAAGATCAAGGAAAATAAACGGAGGTTTAAATCCCCCGAGAAAGATGAGGAACAAAAATGATTGTTATTCTCGAAGGTCTGGAAAGAACTGGAAAAACCACAGTAGCTGAGATTCTTGAAAACAATTTTGGTTTTGTTAGTTTTAAGGATCACAATCATCTGATGGAAATGGATAGAAGTTATATCGCTAATCGATTAGATGCAACACTTTCGATGATTACTGCTTTGGATAAAGCAAACGTCAATGTAGTTCTCGATCGGTTCCATTTATCCGAACTGATTTATGCAACCTATTACCGAGGTTATAATCGGACAAACTTCCAGCATATCAAATACATCGACGAAGTTCTTTCCCATCTCAATACTAAGTTGATTTTGTTAGAAAGAACAGTTGATGATGATTACGAAGAAGATTTCCCTGACAATGGATATTTTCAAAATATCGCGATGATGCAGAAAGATTTCAGATATGAGGTTGATAAATCTTACATTAAGAACAAGATGACTTGCAATACTTCTGAAAATGGTTTTTATGACATTGCTAAAGATATTGTAAATTCTTCTAAGAAGTACGATTTCTATTTGGCTTCTCCGTTCTTCAATGATGAACAGATTAAGCGTGAAGAAACTATTAAGAAGACGTTGAGAGGATATGGATTTTCCGTTTATGCTCCTCGTGAACATGGAATTGTTGGAAGTCTTGCTTCTCAGGAAGCTGTAACTTTTACATTCAATTCTAACGTTGAAGCTATCAGCAATTCCAGGATGGTTCTTGCTATTACTGATGGTAAGGACATGGGAACAATTTGGGAAGCAGGATACGCTTACGGAAATAATATTCCAATTGTTTACTATGCAGAAACACTTGGAAATAATCCATTCAATATTATGCTTTCTGAATCTGGTATTGGTATTTTCAAAGATTACACTTCATTCTGTAAGGCATGCAATTCTAATGATTTTTATCATAAGGAAGAGGTAGCACATGAGTGAGTTTCTTCTAAAAGAAAATAGGGACAAACTTCAGCGGATGTCCAACATGATTCGGTACAACAACGAAGTTCACATTCACGATGAAAATGTGGCAGAACATAGCTTCTATGTAGCGGTTTATGCAATGGAACTTTGTGATGTCCTTCACATTAAACCTGAACTTAGAAATTTAATTGTTGAAAAGGCACTCATTCATGACATTCATGAGATTGAACTTTCTGATATTCCTCACAATGTGAAGAAAGCTTCTAAAGATCTTGAAGATTATTGCATGGCATTCGAGGATAAATTCAACAGAAGGTATTTCAAAAATCTTATCGAATCGATTGATGATTGCAAACTTTGCACTTACGTGGATGCGATTGTTGAATTGGCCGATGTTCTTTCTGTTAAGCAATATGCACAACAGGAAGTTATGTTCGGGAATGTTAAGAAGTTTTCTCCAATTCTTGAAAATTCAAATTATCGAATCGATAAGCTCATTGAAGTTATCTCTCGTTATACAATTCATTGGTCGGATATTAAGTTTTTGATTTAAGAAAGGATAAAGCTATGCCTAAGAATAACAATTTGGAACCGGTTAAACTTCCGATGGATCTTAAGTTCGGAAAACGTCCGAAAACGAGATTTGAAAATAATCTCACAGCTATTCACGTTGATCTTGTTAAGGGACCGACGTTGAATGAGATTAAGGAATGGATCCCTTACTTCGTTGATGCGACTTGGACAGAACATCCATGCCGAAAACTTGATGAAGCTACAAAGGATGAATATATCGACGAGTTGTTCAAGGGGCTTTGCCTTCCTACGGCTCGTGAAACAATTACTTTTGTTTTAAGAATCGGAGGAATTTCTCTTCAGGAAGTAACTCATATTCTTAGGCATAGACTTTGTTCTTTTTCTGCTGATTGTTCAGGAGATAAATGGTGGTCTGAAAAGGATTGCTTGGTTCCTGAATCAATTCAGAATTCTCCTGATTTTTATGATCGATATAAGAAGATCGTTGAGGAATCAAAGCAGCTTTATTGTGATATGATTGATTCTAAGGCAATTTCTATCATGGATGCAAGATCGATTCTCACTCGAAATCTTGAAACATTCTATTACATGAAGATTGATCTTGGTAACATGGTTGCTTTTATCAATCAAAGAAAAGATGTCCAGATTCAGCCTCAGACCGATAACATTTTGGCTTACGAATTCACTCGAATTCTTTGCAACCTTTATGGGAATCATGTCGCTGATCTTGTAAGTTTTGCAAATCCTTCTCCATTTTATCAGAAGATGGCACGAACTGGTAAGGCAACTAATCTTTATTTCCCTGAATCTGAAGTTGATAACTTCGATTGGAATGAAAAGGATTTCATTTACCAGTGCAGACGTGAAGAGATGAATGGAACAAATCCTACATCTGAAAAATCGGTTTTCACAAAACTTCAGATCTATTACTTTGATAATTTCAATAAATATGGGATCAAACTTCCTTATTGGTATTACGAAAGGAAAGAAAAATGAACACGATCACAATTAAGTCTTGGGATGATTTTGTTAATAAGCAGAAAACAATCTTACTTCATGGGAAAGAACACAATAAAGGAATGCAGTTCTACAAAGAACTCTGTCCCTGTGTTGTTGAAATTCAGACGGATTGTATCAGGGATATTGCTAAAAGATTCTTTGAATCTCGGAATCCTTGGAATTCTCAGGATGGAAACGATTTCTGCAGGTTCGAAACAGTTATGAATCATGTGATTTACGGCAAGGAAGATTTTACAGATATTCCTGGTTCGGAATACATTGGTTCTGATTATTATCGAGTTTATAGATGCTTTTCTTTCTACAAGCATGAAAAGATTGCAGGAATTCTTACACGTCGACAGTTTTCATATTGCTTTGATGAAAAGCTTTGCATGAATGGAATGCAGATCTTTGAGGATGAAAAACTCATGATTCTAAATTTCCGTTCTTGTGATTATGTTAAAAAGTTTCCTTTAGATTTGTTCTTCATTAAGATCCTTCTGGATGATTACAAAGTGGATATTGATAAAATCTATTGCATCTTTGGTTCACTTCACATCTACAAAGGTGAAAAAATTTAATTTAGGGTATGTACATTTGATTCCAGGTGTGATATAATAAATAACAGGAAAGGAAAAATTCAAATGACATACTTCGACATACATCGGCATGATCAGTTTTCATTATTTGATGGATTCGGAAAAGCTACAGACGTAGCCAAACGAGCTAAAGAACTCAATTATCCTGCATGTGGATCTACAAATCATGGAAATATCACTGGCTTGGTAAAGCACTTCAAAGCTTGTTCCGAACTTGATATAAATCCCATTTTGGGAAGTGAAGTTTACTTTCAACCAAAAATTAACCATGACAAAAAATCCTTCCATTTGTGTTTGTATGCAGCAAATATGGATGGTTGGAAAAATCTCAATAAGTTAATTTCTGTTGGAAATCAGGAAGAAAACTTCTATTATAAGAACAAGATCTCTTTTAATCATTTAAGTAAGTATAATAAAGGGTTATTATGCTCGTCCGCGTGTATAGGAGGACCTATTTCTCAGGCTTTTGTTTCAGGCAAGGACGATGTAGCTAAAAAGATCTGTGAGAAGTTTATTGATATTTTCGGTAAGGATAGATTCTTCATCGAGATTCAACCTTTTGAGCTTCATGATGAAGGACACGGCAAAAAGAACTTACAGATTAAAATCAATAAAAAGCTCATGAATCTTGCTGATGAAATGGGATTGGAAGTTATTTGCACTTCTGATTCTCATTTTGTTAGAAAGGAAGATTTCCCAACTTACTTAAAACTCCATCAGATAAAAGGTTCTAAGATTGGTGAAGGGTATGCTGAAAGATATATGCCTTCCACTGAGGAAATTGAAGAACATATTGAAAAATACCATCCCGATAGAAAAAAGATGATTCATCACGGAATGAAAAAGTTCTTGGAACAAATTGGTGATTCTCGTGAGTGGTTTAGTTTTAAGCCAAACATGCCTGAGTACACTGATGATCCTGAAGAAACATTCCGATTGATGAAGAAACAATGCATTAAATTCTTACGAGCTCATGATAAATTCGATAAGAAATATCAGGACAAGCTTAAGTTTGAATTTGACGTTATTAAGTATCATGGTTTCCAGGACTACTTCATGGTAGTTCAGGAATATGTAAACTGGGCGAAGAAACATGACATTGCTGTTGGTCCTGGTCGTGGTTCGGCAGGTAATTCACTTACGAATTATGCTCTCGGAATTACGTTAGTTGATCCTGTTGTTTTTGATAATGATTTCAATCGCTTCCTCAGAAAGGATAAAAAGAAGTTCCCGGATATTGATGTGGACTTCGGACAGGACAGACGTGGGGAAGTAATTGATCACATTCTCAATACATATGAAGGAAAAGCGGCACAAACATTAACTTATGGTCTTTATAACGTGAAGAACTTAGTAAATGATCTGGTTAAGATTTGTGGTTGTTCGGAAAAATCGGAAATTGAATCCATTAAGAAATATCTTTCTCAGTATTGTACGGACAGTGAAAATACGATTGATCTTGATGGATTAACTTCTGATTCTCGATACAAACGATTCAATGCACTTTACGATAACATCATTATTCATTTTGTTAAAATGTACGGGCAGGTGAGATATTTTGGAACTCATGCATCTTCTGTTATTCTTTGTTCTGATGATATCTCTTTCTCTGCTGGTTTATGCCGTATTGGAGGTAAGCAGAGGACGTCCTTCGATCTCCACGATATTGAATACCTTGGTCTTCTTAAGCTTGATATACTCGGCCTTAGTTCTGCTACTCAAGCTAAACAGTTAGAAAAGCTTACAGGAAAGAAATTCAGTTATAAAATGTTGAATGATCCTGACACAATTAAGCAATTCAATGAAGACGCGACAGGTGTTTTTCAGTTTGAAACTCGTGGATCTCTTGAGTTAATCAAGCTCATTGGAATCGATAGTTTCGAAGATGTTGTTGCTTCAGTAGCTCTTAATCGTCCTGGTCCTCTCACTTTGGGGATGCATGAACAATATGCAAGTAACAAGCAGGAAGTTCCTACTGATACTCCTTGGTACAAATACACTAAGAAATCTTTCGGTACTCTAATTTATCAGGAGCAGGCAATGGCTATTGCTCGTGAGATCGGTGGCTATGATCCAAGTGATGCTGATAAGATCGCTAAATATGATGCTAATCACATTCCTGAGGAAGAAGCTATTAAGTATCGTAAGATGTTTGTTACCAATGCGGTAAAGAATGGTTTAGATAAAACTCAGGCAAATGAATTATTCGATTCAATGCTTGGTTATTCTTTCAACCGAGGGCATGCTGTGGCATATTCAATGCTTTCGGCAGAGCTTTGTTATTTCAAAGCACATTATCCAAATGAATTTTGGTATATCACTTTGAAAAATGAGTGGAATGAAGATAAAAAGTTCCGAGATGAAGCACTTTACATCAAACAAGGTGGAATGGTTTTTCTTCCTCATGTTAACGGTCCTGTGAATTATAAACTCATTGATATTGATGGGGAAAAGGTTATTCAAAAGGGAATGACAACCATCAAAAACGTGGGTGAAAAGGCAGCTCAGTTAATTTACGAGGAACGAATGAAGAATGGAGATTTTAAGGACATTGATGATTTCATTGATCGTTGTAAATCTCGTTCTGTTACCACTCGAGTAATTGATGCACTTGAAGATAACTTTGCTCTTTGTTTTAATCAGAAAAAATGGTATGATCAGATTAAAAAATACAATATCTCAATTCTTTCGAGAGATCGGAGTTAAATATGGATATCGAAGGAATCAAAAAATTATGTAAGGAAATCGAAAAGAAATCAGGAGAAGGTTCAGTTTTCGTTATTGGTAAAGCTACAAATCTTGATATTCCTCGTTGGAGTACAGGAATTGAAGCTTTAGATAACATTGTCGGTGGTGGAATTCCAAAAGGAAGAATCATTGAAATCTTTGGTCCTGAAAGTTCTGGTAAAACTTCATTGGCTTATTGGCTCATGAGTTTACATAAACTTGGACTTTATATTCCTATTGAAGGAACTTATGATGAATCAAGAGCTCTTTCGATGGGAGTTAGAAAAGGTCAAATGATTGTTCACCGTGCTCAATACGGTGAGGAAGCTATCAACGACATCATTAAATTCGCTAAGTTAGGAATTCCTATTATCTGTCTTGATTCAGTTCCGGCATGCCAACCTCGTGAAGATGTTGAAAAGGTTGAAAAAGATTCTGAAAACGAAATGAGAATGGGAGGAACAGCTCGATTGTTCTCTAAAACACTTCCTTCTATTGTTCACATCTGTGAAGAAACAGGAACTTCTCTTATTCTTATCAATCAGGTAAGGGATAAGATGAATGCAATGTTGTTTGGAGAAAAGGATGACACTCCAGGAGGAAGGGCAATTAAGTTCTATTCTTCTGTTAGAATTAAAGTTGCTCGAAAGGCTTGGATTGATATTCCAAATAAGAATCCTGCTGTTTCGGCAGCAACTGAAAAGGTTGGAATTGTGATGAAGGTAAAGGTTCAGAAATCGAAAGTTTCCAATCCTTACGGAGAGGCAGAGCTTCCATTCTTTTTCGATCGAGGTTTTGTTAGTTTCGATGATGTGAAAGATATCAGAAATGAATTGATGAAGAAGAGAAAGGCAGAATTCAATGTATGAAAAAGTATAGAGTAATATACGCAGATCCTCCATGGGATTTTCAAGGAAAAGTTGGAGCAATCGGTTCAAATGTAAAAGAACATTACGAAACTCTTTCAATAAAACAAATAAGAGAACTGAATGTAAGTGAAATTTCTAAAAAAGATAGTATTTGTTTCTTATGGTGCTGTGAAGCTAATCTAAAAGAGGCAATTGAAATACTCGAATCGTGGGGCTTTAAATATAAAACAATTGGATTTGTTTGGATTAAAACACAAAATAGAAAACAAGTCACGGTACCTGGACCGTGGACATCAAAATGCACAGAACTTTGTCTTTTGGGAACTAAAGGTTCAATGAGCAAATTTGTTCATAAAAGACCACATGAATTGATCGTAACTGAAAGACAAGAACATTCTAAAAAACCGGAAGAAGCAAGAAAAAGAATTGAAGAAATGTTTCCAAAGTCATCAAAAATAGAATTATTTGCAAGAAAGAAGTCTAGTGGTTGGGATGTTTTTGGAAATGAAGTAGAAAGTGATGTGTTGTTAAATGTCTAAACTAACTGACGATATTAAAGTGGTGACTAATGATGGCATGGAAGCTGTGATGATTAAGAATCGACTTGAAAAACTGTTTATTGAGGACAGAAGTGATTCTGATCGTTATGGATTACATGCTTCAGCTATCATCGCTTCTGATGATCAGTTTTGTTACAGGGCACAACTTTTAAGTTTGTTCTTCAGACAGAATCAAGGCCAGCAGCTTCCGGTAAAACAGCTGAAGATCTTTGCTCAAGGAAATGCAATGCACGAGAAATGGTATAAACTATTTCGGAAGGCTGGCATTGATGTAGCAATTGAAAGGACTCTTTGGCTTCCCGAATACGATCTTAGTTTTACGATTGATGCTTTGTTGAACATGTACGGCGAAGAATATATTTGTGATGTTAAGTCTCAAAGTTCCTTTGCTTTTAGAAAGACAACAAGACATCCTTCTGGTGAAAAACAAATCAATTTTTATTGTTGGGCTCTTTCTAAATATACAGGAATTCCTCATAAAAAAGGTTTTGTTCTTGTTGATAGTAAAGATGACCAGGAAATCAGAGTTGTTCCCGTGCATTACGATAAAGAGAAAGTTAAACCTTATGTATATCGTCTAAAACAAATTCAGGAAATGAAAAAAGCATTCATCGAAAACAGAGAAGTTCCTCCGAGAAAATGTAAGAATGCAGATTGCAAAATGGCTTCTACGTGTTTCATGAGAGATGCTTGTTTCAATTGTGGGCAAGGGAGGCGTAAGTTAAGTGCCGAGGAAAGAAAAGGCCCAGGAAAAAGCTAGAAATTCATTCAAAAAAGTTCCATGTGTGATTGGATTTGACCAGTCATACACAAGGACAGGAATTTCTATCGCTGTGAATGGGAAACTTAAAAAGGTAACTTCAGAACCTTTCAAAGGACTCACGAACAAATCACTAAAAAGAATCAAGATTGGAGAAGATGCTGAAAAGGTCATTCAATCTTGTCTTAAGAAATTCGACAAAAAAGATGTAGTGATTATTGTTGAAAGGATCAGAACTTATACGGCAAGTTACGATGTAAGACCTGACTTTCTTAAGTCACAAGGAGCTCTAATCGCTGTAATAGTTGATGTAGCTTACAGATATGGAATTAAGGTTTATTCAGTCGATACAAGATGCTGGAAAACAGCTATTCTTGGAACTTCAAAACCTGTATTCGAACCGATTGAAGGAGTAAAGGATCCACAAAAATTCGGTTCCGTTCGTAAGGTTATCTCACTCGGGTTTGAGGAATCACTTCAGGTCAGGAGAGGCGGATCAAATGCAGTTATATCTCTGAATGATGATGCTGCTGATTCAGCTTGTATAGCCCTTTATGGTTTTTCTACTCCACCTCTCAAGTTGGTTCTTGAACAATAAAAATTTTTCAAAAAAGTTTCAAAAAGGTATGTACAAATCTGAGAAGTATGATATAATATAATCACAAGGTCCGGAGTGGATCTCCACCACAACTATCCGCCATAGTTGGTCTTCTCCATGGTAGTCAGTTCCTCCACTAAATTGATTGTCATTCATCTTGCCGCCTCTCCGGACCTTGCCCCTCCAAATGGAAGGAATGATTAAATGCAAGTTAAAATGTACAAGGCTTTTTTAATTCAACCTGAAGGTAAAAAATTTCAGGTAATTAAACCGGCAATTTTTATGTCTATCAGTCAAATGATTGATATCATAGAAAAAGGTCAGCCTTACAGAGAGATGTTCTTCGTTTATCATGAAGCTTTAGGTGATCTTATCCCTCCGCTGCTACATGATAAATATGGATCTGTTCATCCTGAAATGTTCGATATCAATCCAAAAGTTTTCGGTGTTCTTTGTTATAAGGACAAGAACGGGAGGATTCGATATAAATGAAAAGATCTGGAAAGTTCTACAGTAAGAACGAAAAAGAAACATTACGAAAGTTAGGATTAAGACCTATTCCTTTTTCAGGAGCTGGATGGATAGAAAAAGAGGACGGAGAAAATGAGAATGTCTTAGTTCAACTCAAATCAACAGAAGCTTCATCATATCGGGTTGATATGTTGGACATTAAAAAGTTGGAATATCATTCTTCTGTTTCAAATAAAATTCCAGTGTTCATAATTCAATTTCTCAAGCATGATAAAATCTATGCTTTGGTAAACTTGGAAGATCTGGAAGAATTAAATGAAGCTTTGAATGGTAAAAGGAAACAAAGAACAATCAAGCTAAAACAAGAAGAGGTTGAAGAATTCGTTCAAAGAAGGAAGATTCAATCTTCACCAAAAGCAAGAGATAAATTCTTTGAAGAAAGGGAAAAGTTTTATGGCAAAAGAAAACGTGATTAGTGCCACCGGTTATTTCGATGGTAGTAATTCAAAAGGTAACTTCGATGTTCAGTTGAAGGCAAAGTTCACTGAATCTGAACTGGCTAACTCTCTTCAGTTTGTTGCCGGTATTGGAAAAATGCTCAACTTAATTGCTGTTGTAGAAGGAAGCAAGGTAAAATTAGGAAAGTTTACTGTTTATTCCATTCGAGTTGATAAGGACGGGAATTGTACAGTAACATTCAAATCCAACAAGGATTCTGTTTTCATTGAAGATTTTTCTAAGATCATGATCGATGAGGCAACAATTGAATTCAAGGCTAAGATTCTTGATGAAGAAGCGTAATTAACACTTCGGTGTTAAAAATAATTTATTAAATAAAAGGAGATCTAAAACATGGCTAAGAACTATACTATGGGTCAGGCAGCTCGCATCTTTGCTGAGAACAAGGTTGAGGAAATGGCAGATATCATGCGTCGTTTTCCTTACGCTTCCATGATGCTGATGAAGCTCAATGAGGAAGGCGTTCTCTGTCTTGAGGCACTTCCCGAATTCGAGACTGTTCGTAAGCTTGATAAGCTTCGTCGTAAGGCCCTCGGCATTCTGAAGTCTGGCGATGATGAGGACGAGGATGCTCAGCCTGAGGTCGAGGAAGAGGATGAGAAGCCTGCTAAGAAGGAAAAGAAGGCTTCCAAGAAGTCCAAGAAGGTTAATGAACCCGATGAGGACGAGGATGACGAGGACGAGGAGGAGGAAGCTCCTAAGAAGAAGTCCAAGAAGTCCGCTAAGAAGTCAAAGAAGGTCGAAGAGGACGACGACGATGACGAGGATGATGACGAGGATGAGAAGCCCACTAAGAAGTCTAAGGGCAAGAAGTCCAAGAAGTCCGATGATGATGACGACGATTTCGATTTCGACGACTAAGTAAAAACCATGGTTAACAAGGATATCTAAAAACCGGGGCATTCGGAATAAATCCCGATGTAAGTCCTCGGCCGTCCTTGCATTCTGAGGATTATGAAAATTAAGAAAACATTTTGGTATTACAAGAATCTCGATTGTTCACAAAAAGAAAATAGAATTATTCTTGTTAAAAAGTTATGCAGGATTCTTGATACAAATGAAAAACCTGACAAAGAAGAATTACGTAAAATTTGTAAGAATCTTTCGAAAAGATTAAATATCCACATTGTGAACAGACACAGAGAAAATGGAATGATTTCGATGATTTGTTTCGGCAATGAAAAAGAAATTCTCCATATTACATCAAATTCTCCCTATGAATTATTCGCAAAATTCATTATTACTGTTAAAATGAAGTATGAGGGAAAATAAATGGAAAAAATTGAAGTTTACACTGACGGAGCTTGTTCAGGAAATCCGGGCAACGGAGGATATGCTTTTATTATCTTGAAAGGTGAAAAAGAAATCCTCAAGTTAAGTGGATCTCAAGAAAATACAACAAATAACTACATGGAACTCAAGGCAATAGTTAGAGCTATCGAACATGTGATTTCAGAGTTAGGATCAATTCCCACAAAGAATAAAATTGAAGTTTTTATTCATTCAGATAGTGCTTACTGTATCAACCCTGTAGAAAAAGGTTGGATTAAGTTTTGGGAATCTAATGGATGGATCTCAAGAACTGGTGAGCCTATTAAAAACTTAGAACTTTGGATAAAACTCAATTCTTTGTTAAAACATCGAAAATTCAAATTCAAGTTCGTTAAGGTCAAAGGTCATTCCGGAGATCGTTACAATGAAATGGTAGATAAAGCTGCCAAGAATGCTATCAACCGCTTGAATAGAGAACTATTTGCAAGCAAGGGGGCGAAGAAATGAATCTCACCCTCAAGGTTAAGTCATTCGTGATAACTGCAAATTCTGAAAAGGATGCATATATAAAAGGATGCAAGCAGTTAGCTAAATATATGGCTTCAAAAAAATACAAAAACTTATCATTCAAAATAGAAAGGACTTCGGGAAATGAGAACACATTCATTTTTACGATGTTCACAAATTTAGATCTGGGAGAAGAACAAAAGATCTTCTGTAAAACATGCAGAGATTATCATTGTAGCTTTTTCGTAAACGAGGATTATAATTGTTCAAGATGCAATTTGAGAAGTTTCTTAGAAAAAGCAGAACAAAAATCTCGGATCTCCAAGTCATTCTACAAACGTGAAATGAAGGATAAAGGAGAATAAAACGAGATGAGAGTCCCTGTTGAAAACAGTTTATATACTGAAGAAGAGCTGTTGAAAATGTCCAAAAAGAGAGCGGTCGACGGACTATCAGAAAAGGTTCAACGATTTTGTGAATTCTATGTTGAAGGACACAACAGGAAAATGGCTCTCAAAAAAGCTGGCTTCTCTCAAGGAACAATTGAGGGAGGACAAGGAAATTATGCTTACAAAATCTTAAGAGACGAGAATGCGATTCGTTACATCATGTGGCTGAAAGTCCGTGTGATGAATGCTTCTTTGGTCAATGCAATAGATATCATTGATCATTGGGTTCGAATTGCTTTTTCTGATATGACAGATTTTGTTGATATTTTTCCTCACAGTATTCGTTTAAAGCCTGTTTCAGAAGTCGATGGTCAGTTAATCAAATCGATCAAATCAGGTCGCGATGGCGTTTCAATTGAGCTTTACGACAAGTTAAAAGCTCTGGATTCACTCGCTAAATATTGCAGTGATATGCCTCAGGAATGGAAACAGAAACTTGAGGAAAGACGAATGGATCTCATGGAACAGGATTTCGAACTTAAGAAACGGCAGATGGAAATGGACAATCCTGAAGTTGAGGATGATGAATTCATCGAAGCTATTAAGGCTTCTACAGAAGCTGTTTGGGATGAAACATAAAAATATTTGAGAAATTTTCAAAAAAGTATGTACATTTCAAAACGGCATGATATAATATAATCATCCCAAAGGTAAGGGATAAGATAACTAAAAGATAAGGAGAATATTAAAATGGCTACTACTATTACTCGTGAGGCTACTTGGAACAAGGTCGGCACTGATATCCGTGAGGCTAACTCGGTTAAGGAAGCACTTCAGATCTCTGGTCTTGATTATGAAGTCGTTAAGGCTCCGATTTACCTTTCCAATGGTCATCGAATCAAGGATCAGTTCGCCACAAAGAAAAAGGGAACCGATGAGGTTTTCGGAATTGTTGGCAAGGATTATACCATTGTTCAGAATGAAGAAGCTTTCTCTTTTGTTGATGGTATTATTTCGGAAGGTCTTACATTCGTTAAGGCTGGCGAAACTTCCTACATGAATTACATCATCGCTTCTCTTCCTGAGCAGTACATCCTCGATGATAAGTTCAAGCCCTACATCATCTTCCAGAATTCTCACGCTGGCGCTACTACTCTTAAGGCTGCTATCTGCCCACTGCGTATTATCTGCCAGAATCAGTTTACGATGGCATTCAGAAATTCTGAAAACAAGATTTCGATCCGTCACAGTTCTTCTATCCATGAAAAGATGGATGAGGCCCAGCATATCCTTCAGTTCAATGCTGAATATATGGATAACTTCAATAAGATGGCAAACAAGATGGCAGCTAATAAGATCGGTGATGAAAAAGCTCTGGATATCATTGATAAGTACTTCCTTGTTGATGAAAATGCTTCTACTCGGAAGGTTAACTCCAATGAGGAAAAGAAGGCAATTCTTCTCAATGCTTACAACGCAGAAGATAACCAGAACTTCCGTGGAACTCAGTGGGGCCTGGTAAATGCTTTCAGTGATTATATCACTCATTTGGATCCTGCTCGTAAAACTAACAAATCAAATATTTCCAAATTCGTTAATGTTACTTTCAACAACGGCCTGATGAATAACTTCATCAACATGGTTCAGGAATACGTATAAAGAGGAGGGAGGAAACTCCCTCTTCAAATAGAATTAAGGAGTTAAATAAAATGGAAAACGAAAAGATCTATCCTGTTGAAGTTGAATGTGTTCGATGCGGTAACAAGTTTGTTATCAGTCCTGGTGAACAGAAATTCTGTAAGGACCGTGGTTTTAATCTCCCTAAGAGATGTCCGGAATGCAGAAAGCTTCGTAAGAAAATTGAGGTTAGAACATGTATCGATTGCAATGGAGAATTCGAGATCAATGAACTTGAAAAGGAATATTACATCGAACATGAATGTGAACTTCCTAAGCGTTGCCCGGAATGTAGGAAATTCTACAAAGAAAGAACTTCTAATAATTAAGAATTGAAAGGGAAAAAGATTATGGATACGTTGAAAATCATTGAAAACGAACTCATTGAAGTTGGAATTAACCCTTGCAACTCTGGATTCTATTATTTAATTCATGCTATCAATTTTTATTTGGAGAATAACAAAGAATTCTACGAAGTCAGCATTACCAAAGAACTCTATCCTTATGTAGCTTCTAAAAAGGAAGGAGAAAAAACAACTTCTTCTCGTGTTGAAAGATGTATTCGTCATTCTATCGAGAAGTTATATAATGAAACTTATACAGATCAGCTTCAAACTGTGATTGATTGTAGGTCTGGTAAGCCAACGAATTCAACCTTTATTGCTTATTTACTCATCAGGGTAAAGAATAAGATCAGCAATGGAATTAACTAAAAGAAGACTTGATCCTTTTGAAGAAGAAAGAAGAATGAGTTTATATCGGCAAGGACTTTCGGATTATCAAATTGCTGAACAAACTTTTTATTCTGTTACAGCTATTTCTCAGTGGAGATGGTCAAGAGGACTTCCTGCTAATCACTTCACTAAGCAAAAGCTAACTCAAAAGGAACAAGAAAAAAGATTGGAACTCTACAATAAAGGATTCGGCGATAAAAAGATTGCTAAAGAATGCGGAGTTTCAAAAGGAGCAATTGCTCAATGGCGTTGGAAAAAAGGATTAAAAAGTAATTTTAAGAAAGGACAACATGAAAACGAATAGATATGAAATCACAGTTTTCGATAGTGAAAGCAATTCAAGATTCGTTGTTTCGATGTTTGCAACATGCATGACTCATGCAGCTGTAAAGGCAAAAAACGAAATTGTTCGAAAAGGAATTGCTAAATCTGAAAACTTGTGCATTAGAAACATTTACTCTTGTTCATAACAAACAGGAAACAAACTTAAAAGGAGAGGTCCGTTTCTTCCATTTTTTGTTAAACAACTGTTTGTTATAAATGGTTCTCAAATTGGTAGGGAAGAGATTAAATTGGATACGAAGTAAAAGAAAACATTTGACATTTTTAATTCTAAATAAAAAGGAGTTGAATATGTCTCCTTTCGTTGGTATGTCTTTCTCTCAAACATAACACAAACGCCAAGATCCAAGCCATTCAAAAAAATAAAAAAAGGAGACAAACAAAATGCCTAAAAGAATTTCACAAGAGGAACACAATAAAAGATTGAATCTTTGGGGAAAAGGTTACAGCGATAGAAAGATAGCTCGTGAATGTAATGTAAGAACTCAGACTATTGAACAATGGAGAAAAAATCGTGATATTCCAGTTAATTATAGAATGTTCGATACGAGGAACAACAAATTCATTTAGTTGGAGGAATTAGATGAAAAGATACAGAGTAAAGCTACTACGTCATGAAGAATTTAAATCTTTTGTTATTTATTTGAGTGCAGATTGTGTTTCGTGTGCTTGCTATAAAGCAAGTAAGTTTATTCAAAATGCTTATGGTTTTGGAACATACTATTTAATTTCGGTTTATCAAGAGTAGAGTTAAACATAAAAAGGAGTAAGTCCACTATGAAATGGAAACAGTTATCAAAAAAACAATTACAGCTACTTACATGGTGGACAAAGGGAAGTCCTTATTCTTCTTATTCTGGCGTTATCGCAGAAGGTGCGATTAGATCTGGCAAAACTCTAGTCATGAGTACTTCATTCTTATTGTGGAGTATGTCAGAATTCAATAATCAAGTGTTTGCTATATGCGGCAAGACGGTTGGTTCATTGAGGCGAAATGTTATTATTCAGTTAAAAGAAGTAATGAATGGCAGAGGATATAAGGTAATTGATAGGCAATCAGATAATAAGCTAATAGTAGTAAGAGGCAACAAACGAAATACTTACTATCTATTTGGTGGTAGGGATGAGAGGTCCCAAGATCTAATTCAAGGTATTACATTGGCGGGCGTACTTCTTGATGAGGTCGCCCTTATGCCGCGTTCATTTGTTGAACAAGCTTTAGGTAGATGTTCAGTAGCTAATTCTAAGGCATGGTTTAACTGCAACCCTGAAGGACCTCAACATTGGTTCTATCAAGAGTGGGTAAAGCTTGCAGAAAAACGTAAGGTACTAAGAATCCATTTCAGAATAGAGGACAATCTTTCATTAAGTCAGGATATAATTGATCGATACAACACCATGTTTAGCGGCATATTTTACAGGCGATTCATTCTTGGTGAATGGGCCTTCGCTGATGGTGTTGTATATGATTGTTTTGATATAAACAAAAACACTTATTCTAATGCAGATAAAGATAAGATACTCCCTCGAATTATTCAAGATAACGACCCGTTCGATGGATATCCAATCTATGGAGTTGACTATGGTGTATTCAATCCTCAAGTTTATCTCGAGTGTTATAAATACTCAAAGCCAGGAGAAAATGTGCCATATTTCTACATTGAAAAAGAATACTATTACGATAGTCGAAAGAAAATGAGACAAAAAACGGACGATGAATATATCAATGATTTCATTTCTTTTGTTGGAGATAAACACTACAAATCAATGATCGTTGATCCTTCGGCAAGTTCGTTAATCGTTACGGCTCATAAGAGAGGAATCACTACTCGAAAAGCTAACAACGATGTAACTAATGGGATTAGAATGGTTTACACTTTGTTGAATACGGGACACATTCTAATCAATAGAGATAATTGCCCTAATCTCATATCTGAGTTAGGTTTATATATTTGGAATGAAAAACGTGGAGAATCGGGAAAGGAAGAAGTCGTGAAACAGCATGACCATGCACTAGACGCGCTAAGATATGCAGTATATACTACTACTCCTGATTCACTTGTATTTGGAACTAATTTTTTGAACTAATTGAAATGCATACAAGAAGAGATTTTATTCGGAAAGTAATAGCTAATTTAAATCATGTTGTTGTTTCTAAGCGTTATGATTATATAGCTAATCACAAAGGAAACGAATATCTGGTATTCCGTCGTTTATATGAAGATAAACCGTGGGAACTGATTATTCGAATTCCTGATGATACGCTTGATTCGAAGATATATGATTGGAAATACACACAAGCTAATAAGATTCAAAGATACAAAGCAGATCCTAAACATGGCAATCGGTACATTCAAATTGATCAGGAGTGAGTTATGGGAAACAAACATGGAATTCGTAAGAAAAACTTACGTACTTTTGATGGAGCTCCAGGAATCCTGACTAACAAAGCAGAAGTGATTTCTGTTAAAAGGGCGCTTGATGCCTATAGCAATCCTCCTGCTAACTTAGGAATTGGAGCTAATAATTTGGTTCAAACTTCCAAATACGTAATGCAAAGATTCACATGGGACTATTATACGTTAAACATCTTGTTCAGGGATAACTGGATTGCTAAGGCGATTATTGAGAAGCCCGCAAATGAGATGATGAAGAATGGATTCAAGATTCAGACCGAGCTTGATCCTGATAAAATCGATGAAATCATGCGAGTGTGGACTTCAACAAAAACAAATAAAAAGTTCCTTCAGTGCTTGAAATGGTCTCGTTTGTATGGTGGTTGTTTGTTAATTCCGATGATTGAGGGTCAGGAAGATCTTTCTACTCCTCTGGATCTCGATATGGTAATGCCAGGAAGTTATAAAGGTTGTTTCAATATCGATCGTTGGTCTGGAGTTAGTCCTTCACTTGAGTTGGTGGATGATATTTCGGATCCTGATTTCGGACAGCCTGAATATTACGTAGTTACTTCAGCTCCTGATAACTTTAGTACAAAGATTCATCACTCTCGTGTTATTAAGATGATTGGTCGTGAGTTACCTTACTGGGAAGAAGTAGCTGAAACTTACTGGGGTGCTTCGGAACTTGAACATGTTTACACGGAGCTCAAGAAACGTGATGATACTTCGGCCAACATTGCTTTTTTGATCTTCCTTGCTAATATCCGAACTTATTCGATGCAGGATCTCGGTCAGGCAATTTCAATGGGAGATCAGGAAGGACTTCAGAGAGTATACGATACGATGCGTGCCATGAATCAAGTAATGTGTTCGACTGGTATGCTGGCAATCGACCAGGATGATAAGTTCGAGGAACATCAATACACATTCACAGGCATCAATGATGTTTATGAGTCATTTATGTTGGATATTTCTGGTGCGGCTGAAATTCCTATCGATAAGCTCTTTGGTCGTTCTCCCACTGGTTTTAATTCAGGTGAGGAAACACTGCAGAACTATTATGATACGATCGATGAAAAGAGAGAAACTTATGTACGTGATCCTCTGGAAAAGCTCATGAAGATCATCACGATGTCTGCCCTTGGTAAAATTCCTGATGACATGACGATTGAGTTTAATCCCGTTAGAAGATCTTCTGAGAACGAACAGGCTGATCTTGCTCAAAAGTACACAGGAGCTATTTTGGATGCCTTCAATGGTGGTCTTGTTAATAGGTCTACGGCTCTTAAGGAACTCAAACAGTCTGCTACTCTCACTAATATGTGGACAAACATCACCGATCAGATGATTGAGGAAGCTGAAAAGGAAGATGAGCAGAAAGCTAAAGAGGAAGAAGACAACAAAAATGAGCTTGAATCTGGACTCAATGATATCATAGGAGGAAAAACTGATGTTCGAACACCTGAAAGAAAAGAACAGGAAGAATAAGCTCCTCAAAGAAGCATTCAAACAGGCAGGAACTCCGATGTGGTTCGTTTTTTATGAATCAAATGATGGGAATGGTTCGGTAAAAGTTTACGCTTCTACTGATCATGAGGCACGTGAAAAAGCAAACTTCATGATTTCTGATATTCTTCAAGGTCGTGATTTTGTTATAACAGGGACGGCAGCAATTTGAAATATTTTTCAAAAAGGGGTTTACAAATCTGCCAAACATGGTATAATGGAACCATAATAAAAAGAAAGGATTCGATTTTATGAAAACTTTACTCATCATTGCCTTGGTTTCTTTCGGCGTCGCTTCCTTTATGAAGTATTTATTTGTTTTAGATGGGAGTGATCATTTCTAATGTTAAGTTTTGAAGAACACATCGGAATTGCTCACTTCACTCTTTCATGTGATAACTATATGAGGAAATTCAAACATCACAATAGAGAAGAACTCCGTCAGGCAAGAAGAAAAAAGCTCCAAAATACAGCTGATTTCTTCCTTGGAGTTCTCCTCATGATTGATGTAATCTTATTCATTCTATTTGTTAAAAAGATCTTCATTCCGGAAGGCAAAGATTTACCCCCGACAGAAACAACTGTGATAAGCACTACATATCATCAGGTCGAAGCTGTTGAGGTAAAAAATGTTAAAAATGTAGAAAAGCTTTTTGCAGAGGATGCAGATGATCCCAAATATAATATCTTGGCTACATATCACGATCCTCTACAGAACCTTTCTAATTCAGCTATATTTAAGGTCACACATTATTGTGGTTGTCCGAAATGTTGTGGATCCTGGAGCTCCGGATCTGAATCGGTAGCATACGGCTGCAAGGGAGATAAGTTAGTTTCCAACTACAGCATAGCTACCGATCCTAAAGTTATCCCATACGGGACTTTGTTATACGATTCCGAAGGCAACTCATATATGGCACAAGATACAGGTTCAGGAGTAAAAGGATATCACATCGATCTTTTTGTTGGAGATCATCAAGAAGCTCTCAATATGGGCGTAAAAGAAATGAAGTTATATTGGTAAAAGAGAAGGAGAAAGTAAATGGTAAGTAAAGATTATTTGATTAAAGAGCTTTTTACTGAAATAAAGGTGATTAAAGCAAGAGTTCGACTCAGTGAAGAAGTTTTATTTTGGTTGAGCATTGCGCAGATTTATCTCGATACAAGAACGATGTACGGTATTTTGGAATGTGATAAGATTGTTGAAATGTGTAGAAAGATGCGTTTAGAATAAGTATGTACAAAGTAAAAGTTGTGTGTTATAATTGATACATCAAATAAAGGAGTTGTGTTATGAAAGCAATTGATAAAGCTATCAAAACTTGTGATGCTATTTCTCCCGATCTTCAGAAGTTAGGTTCTAAAGCATACCAAGAACTCGACAAAGCTATTCTTTATTTTGCTGAGGCGGCTGAAGCAGCCCGTCAGGCAGGTGAATCTGATTTCCAGAAACGTATGAGTTCGATTGTTTCTAAACTTAAATCCGCGAAAGGAGTGTAAAGCAATGGATTTTAATAAAACTATGAACAAAGCAATTAAGACGTGTGATTCTTCTGCAAATATTAGTCGAGATGAAATTAAAGAAATTTTCAACCTTTTGAGTAACGCACTTATGTACAATGCTGATTCTAAAAAATGGATGCCTTTTGTTGAAAAGGCACAAAGTAGACTTTTAAGTATTTCTGCGAGATTGAAATAAGGAGTGTATAACAAAATGAAGTATGATCCTATTCTCTGTATGATGGTCGATGATTCTGCTAAAACGAAAGACGGATTAGACGATCCCGAAAAGAATGCGGGATATGAAATGAAAAAAGAAGGACAGTATTTCAAAGTATATAAAAATGGCAAGTTGATTGCAATGAAGAGTACAGAGGAAGAAGCAAGAAGAGAAGCGTCAAGACACAGAGCTGCAAATGATTTCAATACTATTGATAAAGCGATTAGAAGTGTTGATGGAGTTTCTGAAATTAGAAAAGCTATCGGTCTTCTTAAAAATGCAATGTCAGTTTTAGGACCTTCATCTGAAACACAGCAGATTGTAAGAGACATTCAGAATGTAATTTCTAAACTTGAAAATATTGATTGAAGGAATGAGTAATAAAATGAATGCCATCGATAAAGCTATTTCAACTTGTGATTCTCCATATATTAAAAATGATTCTTTAAAAGGTATTATCAAAGATTTAGAGAATTTAGCTTCAAGAGTTCAATCTGTTGCCGATAGAGCTGACGATAAGGATTCTCCTTCTTTGAAAAGATCTGTTCAGGATATCAAAGAAATAGCTAATCAACTTCGACTATATTCAAAATGAGGTGATATAAAATGAGTTATTGGGATAAAGCTATTGAGGTTGTATCGATGTACGAAAAGTACGATTCAAAGAGAATGGCCATTGAGATTCGAGCAAAGATCAATGAAGAAAACGATGCAATCAATAGTTATTTATCTTTGTTACCACATATCACTGATCCAGAGATTTACAGAATCATTCAGGACATTGCTAATGAAGAAAAGGTTCACGTTGGTGAACTTCAATCTATTCTTTATAATTTGGATCCTGATGAGTTAAAGAAAGAAAAAGAAGGAAGAAAAGAAAATGCCTTATAAGTCTGAAGCACAAAGAAAATTCTTCAATTCTCCTGCTGGTAAAAAGAAACTTGGCGAAGAAGAAGTTGAAAAATGGAATGAAGAAAGCAAAGGGCAGAAAAACTTACCTGAGAAGGTTAGTGATTCATTGAATAGGGCTATTAAGCTTTGTAAATTATGAAATATTCTATCTGGAACCAAACTCGACGTATTGAAAATGAATATGTAAAATCGCTTTATACTTTGTGCGATATGTTCAGAAAGATAGCTGAATCAGTTGGAGAGGACCAAGAACTGTATCGCCAAAGAATGAATAACTTTCAGAATTCATATCAATACGAAAAATTTATTACGTCTGCTGTTAAAAGGATGGTTACGCCATTATCTTCTATCAACGAACAAACGTGGAGGAAGGCAGCACGTAAATCAACTCAATCGAAGTTTCTCTATGGTTTGTTGATAGATGATATAAAGCAAAATCATGAAGCTATGATCAATGATCAAATAATTACGAATGCTTCACTAATCAGAACACTTCCTAATGACGTTGCTGAAAAGGTAGTAAAAAATATAGCTGAAGAAGCTATCAAAGGAAAACGAGCTCGGCCTATTGAAAAGATTATCAGACAAGACACTGATAAACATTCGAGGGCTTCAGCTCGCTTAATAGCAAGAACTGAAGTTGCTAAGACTCAATCAGCTATTACTAAATCAAGAGCGCAGAATTTGGATATGCATTGGTATGTCTGGAGGACAGCTCTCGACGGTAATAGAGTTCGTAAATCTCATCGTTTAATGGAAGGTGTGATTGTTAACTGGAATGACCCACCTTCTCCAGAAGAACTTGCCGGTGAACAGAGTGTCGGACGTTATCATGCAGGAAACATTTGGAATTGCAGATGTTACTCAGAAGTACTTCTTGATGTTGATGATGTTAAATGGCCTCACAAAGTTTACAGGAACGGACAGATAACAAAAATGAACAAAACAGAATTTCTAAAAATTATGTAACTCCCGTGCACGTCGTTTTAAACGTCCGATACTATACTCTATAGTATATTATTGTTATAAGGAGTGATATAATGCCTTATACTCCAGAAACTCCCGGTAAAGATATTGTTTTCACTAAACCTGGAATTCCTTCTCCTGCTTGGGACTCTGAAGATAGTGAGATCTCAAAAATAGCAGAAGGTAAAGCTGTTTTCAAAGGTGAATTCGCTTATCAGGACAATGAAGCTGGAATCGTTCTAAATGATCTTCACTGTAAAGGATATTACATTCAGCATGTAAGAAGTGGCACTAAGTCAGCTGATACTTCGATTAGAGCTTTTTATAACAATGAAGAGATTTTAACAAATCTTATTAGTCTTAATAATAAAGCTGAATATAGTACTGCAGAGATGTTTATCAGGTCAGGAATGTGGGTATGTCAAAGTACTTTACCAGCCACTTCTGTTGATGTTGACAGCGCAGTTCAAAGTGGATTTAGTAGAGCTCTTATTAAAGACGAACCTTACATTGATGCTTTGATTTTAGGAACTTCAGGAGCTGCTTCTGGAACTTATAGAGTTTGGTTGTATGAATAAGGAGGAACAAAATGCCGAATATTAAGCATGCAGATTGTGGATTCGATCCCGAAGCATTCGGGACATTTTATCAAGTCGATCCTTCTGTTTTAAGCAACGTCGATGGTTATAATCTTTCTCATGTGAAGAATATGAGAGTTGATCTTAGTAAGTTGTCGGCTGATCTTACGATTTCTGATTTTAATCATATGCAAAATGGTGTTCATTACAAGCTTATCGCTACTAATGGAACTACAACAAAGAATCAGGTTATCTTTCCTGCAAAAACTACTCTTTACAGTGAAGATATCGTAGCTGAAAACGGCATGACCGTTGTGTATGATTTCTTCACTGATGGTTATTCGATCTATTGTGAAAGAGCTATTTATTCATAACATTACTAATTACACTTATGTTTGAAGGTATGTACAAATTCAGATATCATGATATAATATAACAAGGAGGATAAAATATCCTCTGAATCAATTGGGAGGTTCGTTAAGTTGTCGAAATACTACTACGCATCTAAGATTTCCGATAACATTTCCGTAATGGATAACGGATGTCTCATTTGTTTTAACGTTCCGATCGCTCGAACTGGAGTTTATAAATACTTAAGGGAAGAGCTGGGGCTTGATGGGCAAGGAATTGTGGAAGTTCATAGAACTCCTGAGGAAGTGTTCAACAAGGTCGCGATGGCTTCTTTTGAAGGCAAAGCTTTTACAGATACTCACCCGGCGGTTGATGTTACTTCAGATAATTGGTCGATTTACAGCAAAGGTGAGATCGTTAACGTTCGTAGAGGCGAAGGCGATCAAGACATCTACTTAATGGCTGACATTATTGTTAGAGATCCTGTTGTAATTGATGAGATTCAGTCGGGCGTGAAGAGAGAGATTTCCTCTGGATATAATTGCTGTTACGTAGAAGAAAATGGTAAGGTATATCAAAAAGAAATTAGAGGAAATCATGTAGCTCTTGTTCAGGCTGGGAGGGCTGGATCTCATGTTAGAATAAATGATCAGAAAACAAAGCCTGAAGTTACACAAAAGTACTTATTCGTTAAAAAACTCGATAAAGCTATTAAAAATTGTAATTGTTGAATAGGAGGTCAAAATGGCTAATAACGCTAAGGTCATGGAATCTATCAAGAACTTCTTGATCAAGATGAAGGCCAACGATGAAGCTATTCCTGAGGAACTCGCCCAGGATGCTTGTGAGATGGTTGAAGAGGTCAAGGATGCTCTTTGTGAGGATGAGAATCCCATTGAAACTGAGAATCCTGTAAAGGATGAGGATCCTGAGGAAAAGGAAACTGAGAAGGTTGACATCGACAAGAAGGTCGAAGATGCGATGGTCAATGTCATGCGTAAGTACGGCCTGATCAAGGACGGTGCGATGTCCGCTCTCGATGAGCTTGAGAATAAGCTCGGTGAAGAGGAGACCACTGATGTTGATGGTGAGGAAAAGGTCACTGAGGATCCTGAGAAGATCAACGATTCTGCTAAGCGTGAACTCCTTCGTCAGATCAAGCCTGTAATTGCTAACGTGAAGGATGCTAAGCAGCGTAAGGCTCTTGCTGATGCGTTTGCCAAGTCCATGAGCATGGGTTCCACGACTGCTGATTATGGTGCTATCTTTAAGGCTTCCAAGTCCGCCGTCAAGGATTCCGCTATTAAGAAGCAGGCTTCTGTTTCCGATGAGGATTTCGGTATGCAGATTGCTCGTAAGTATAATCCCCACTACATGAAGGAGGAGAACTAATATGCCCGGTAAAGTTATTGGCACTTCGATGAATGTCGGTTATCCCGGCACTCAGTCTCGTCAGGCTGATGCGATTATTCAGAATCGTGTTGCCGATGGCGCTATCGCTTTCGGTCTTGCTGTTAAGCTGACTGCAGATAATAAGTGGAAGCAGATTGCAACTGGTGATGCTGCCACTGATGTGGCTGGTATTGCTGTTCGTGAGGTTGTTCAGGCAAACGTTTACAATCCTCAGTCCAATCCTGATTATCTCGATGGCACTCCCGCTGATGTTATGGTCCGCGGCAACTGTATTGTTAAGTGTCAGAAGGGTACTCCTGCTGCTGGTTCTGCGGTTTATGTTCGAATCACCGCCGATGATGCTCATCCTGAATATCTTGTTGGTGGTTTTGAGGCTGCCGCTGATGGAGTTAAGACTGTTCAGATTACGAACATTGAGTGGACTACTGGCGTGATGGATTCCAATCTTGCTTGTGAGGTCACTGTTAAGACCCGTGCTAAGGGTTAATTCTACAGGAGGTTAATGAAATATGCCTAATATTATTCGGTCTCGTGGCGAAGCTTTTGGCGCTTCTAATGGTATTCTGACTATGCAGGATGCCGCACTTGGTTCTGGTATTCGAACCATTGATGCTGCTGGCATTGCTACTGGTATGGCTTTCCTCGAAGGTGAGCTTGAGAAGCGTGATCCTAAGATTCGTGAACCCCTCACTTCTGTTACTTGGCAGCGTGATATCGTTGCTGATACTGGTGGCGGTTGGGTTGACTTCACCTCTACGATGGATGTCGACTATGCAACTTCTGCTCCTAATGAGAACTCTCTCGTTGGTGGTGCCACTGATGTTCTTCCCACTGTTCAGGCTAACATCAATAAGGACATCTACAAGGTGTTCACTTGGGCGCAGGCAATGAAGATTCCTTTCGTTGATTCTCAGAAGTTCCAGACGATCGGTCGTTCTATTGATTCGATCCTGGACAAGGGCATTCGACTCAATTATAACAAGTCTATCGATCAGCTTGTTTACAAGGGTTTTACTAACGTCGGTATTACTGGTCTGATCAACAATCCTTCTGTTGTTAGATCTGATGCTGTTGCTGGTGCTTCTGGTGAGACTACTTGGGATAAGAAGACCGTGGATGAGATCCTTTGGGATGTCAACAAGGCAATCACTGAGGCTTGGGCGGCTTCTGAGTATGATGATGGTGCTATGGCTAACCACATCCTTCTCCCGCCGAACAAGTACGCTTATCTGGTTTCTACTCGAATCGGTACGTCCGGTGATGAGAATATTCTCTCTTATCTGTTGAAGAACAATATGGCCGCTCAGCAGAACAAGAAGCTGGATATTTATCCTTGCCGTTGGTGCTCTGGTGCTGGTACCGGCAACAGTGATCGAATGATGGTCTATGTCAATGACAAAGACTTCTGCTATTTTGATCTTCCTGTTCCCCTTACCCGCGCTATGACTCAGCCTTCCGCACTTCAGTTCAGCTACATCACCGTTTATGCGGCTCAGATGGGCCAGGTCAAGACCCTTTACACTCAGCCTCAGCGTTACGTTGATAAGATCTAATTAAAACAGAAAGGGAGTTAAATAGATGAGTACAATCAGAATTTATTCTAAGGCAGCTTTTGCTTTTGGTCCTGGAGCTCAGCAGGGCACAGATGTGATCGATAGTTTTGTTACTGTTCCGGGCTCTTTCCAGGACATGCCCGAAAAGTACACTCAGGATCCTACCTTTAAGAGAGCAGTTCAGTTCCACGAGGTTGAGATTATTGAGAAGAAAACGTTCGTTCAGGTAAACAAAGCAGAAAATGAAACTACTGTCGAGGATGGAAATAAGGACGATACTGTAGTTGATCCTGTTGAAAAGTTCTATGAGGAACTTAAGGGAATGAACAAGGAACAGACTGCAGAGATTGCTAAGAAGTATGGCGCTGAGTTCGTTGAGGGTGATGCACTTAAGATGAACAAGAAGCGTGTGATGGAAGCTTATAAGCTCTCCATTACAGAGGAATAATTGAAAGGAGGCACCTCTATGAATATTTCGATTCAGAACATTTTAGGAGATTCCAATAATGCTTACATGATGATGGAAATTTTTAGAGGTGCCTCCAACGTTATTCTTACTGATAACCCTGATTTTACAAGAGACGATTTCAGTTCTATTTTCCCTGTTTTTAAGTTACAAGATGGAACTGAAATTAAACAGGACGAAATTCCCACTGAAGTTTACAATCTGTTCTACAACATGGCAAACAAATCTCTCAAGTATGATAGATTCAAGTCTCAATGGAAATATTGCATGTGCCTCTATATTGCTCATTACATGATTCTGTTTTTGATGACTCAGAATGGAGATCCCGGAGCTCAAACTGCTCTTTCTGGAGCACTTCCAAGAGGCATTGCTTCTTCTAAGTCTGTTGATGGACTTTCTATTAGTTACGATTTCATGGACACTGCGAGTGATCTTAAGGGATACGGAACTTGGAAATATACTATCTATGGACAGCAGTTAGCTACAATTACTAAGATGTATGGTCACGGTGGAATGTGGGTGACGGGATGAAATTTGACATTCACGAAGAAGCTAACAATATGTCAAAGATTCTTGAATCGATGCAATTCATAAGAGATCACGATGTTTATGTTGGAATTCAGCAGAAAGATACTTCAAGAGAAGACGACGATGTTACGAATGCAGAACTTCTATTTATTCACACAAATGGTTCTCCTGTGAATAATATTCCTCCAAGACCAGTGATAGAACCAGCTATCAGAAGTGATCGAAAACGATTATCTTCAATGATGAAACAAGCTGCCAAATACGCTTTAGATGGTATGAAATCTGAGGCATTGAGGCAGCTTGAATTGGTAGGAACAAGAGGACGAGATATATCAAAAAGATGGTTTGTAAATCCCGATAATAACTGGCCTCCAAACTCTGAAGCTGTTCAGGAAAGAAAGAGGAGAAAAGGAGCTACAAATCCTCGGCCTTTGATTGATACAGGAGAATTAAGAAATTCAATTTCATATTTTGTTAGAACTAAGGAGGGCAGAAAAAGTAGATGATCAATATAGCTGAACTTATTGGTGACCCTGATTTCTGTCAACCTAATGGAATTAACATCACAAGGACAACTGTAAGAATTGAAAATTTCAAACAAGTTGAAAACTCTATTGAAATGAAACTTGTAGGAATCATTACAGTTGATAATGAAAATGAGGATTCTCTTTTGAGTGAGGCAGATCTCAATTCGGAAAGAATTCATATTTTTACTTATGATAGATTGAAAACTGTCGGAATTGATAAGATTGATGGAAATGAATATGCAGCCGATATTGTTCATTTCAATGGCAACGATTATATTGTTCGTTACTGTTTGGATGATGCACAATACGGATTCTGCAGATCTACTGCTGTTAAACTTAGAGCTGATACGATGTAAGGTGATACTATGGCAAATAACATTGTTTCTCTTGATGATTTAGATTTCTTGTTTGCCAAGTTCATTCAGGATCAACTTGAATTAGAAAATGGTCAAGTAAGAATCTCATATCAGCAAAGAGGTCAAAAGTTTTCTCAAATTAACAAAGATGTTGTTTACGTAAAAGTATTTCAGGAACAAGATGAAAGATATATTTACAAGCAAAGAAAAAGGAGCTATGACAGTGAAACAGAGCGTGTGACAACATCTCAATCTGCCATGAGAACTCTTTTGTTGCAGGTTGTATTTTACGGTCCTAACTCTGATGTTCTATCTACGACGCTAAATGAACGTTTTTATTTTGATTCTGCTAAGCAGTTTCTTTATGAAAACAATTTAGCCTTAGTTCCTGATCTTACTGACTTTCAGGATAAAACATATGAAAAGATCAATGATCAATGGTGGGAGAGATCTGATTTGAAACTCAGATTTTATAATTCTGTTACTGTTGATGAACTTACAAAAACGATTGAAAGTACTGATATCAATTATAACATTGACGGAATTAAAATAATTCATGATAAGGAGGACAATTAAATGAGTGTCGCTCTCGATAGAATTGTTGATGTTAGCATTCAGGTAAGTAATCCTGCTGCTATTCAGAGTGATTTTAGTCTCGGACTCATTATCGGCAATTCTAATGATAAGTTTAAGGGTAAGTACAAAGTCTATAATCATTACGATTATCAGGAGACGATGGTTGCTGATGGTTTTGCTACGACCGATCCTACTTACAAGAAAGCAGTTGCTTATTTCTCTCAGAATCCTAAGGCAAAAACTCTTGCCGTTGCTGGTCTGAAAGATTCGGAAACGTATGACGCTGCTTTCACAAGAATTCGAGGTCTTAGTGATAAATGGTATTCTTTCTGTTTTTCTGCTGATCCTTCTGAGGCTCAGGTTCTTTCTGTTGCAGCTCTTGTTGAAGCTGCTAAGGCACCTACTCAGTTTATTTTTAGAACTGAAGAGGCAACTTGCTTGCAGTCTGGAACTCAGCAGGTCCTTTCTAAGATTCAGGCTTCTAAGTATACCAGAACATTTGGTTTTTACGGAACCGATGATAACTTAGATGCTGCCGTTATGGGTATGATTAGTGGTCATAATTCAGCTAAGAATAACTCCGCTTACACGGCTGCTTATAAGTCTCTCGTTGGTGTGACTGCTGACAATCTTATGGGTGATCAGCTTACGAATCTCACTTCTTACAACGGTAATGCTTATACTAACTTCGGTAATAAGTATGATTTCGTTTATCCTGGAATTTCTGCTGGAAGCTATCATTTCGATGAAATTTATCTGATTGATTCCGCTAAATTCTACATTCAGCAGTATGTTGTTTCTGGTATGACTTCAATGCTTAAGGTTCCTCAGACTGAAGATGGTATTTCTACTATCGTTTCGTTTGTTCAGCAGGCATGTATGAAGTTGAATCAGATTGGTTTGATTGCGAGTGGAATTTGGAAGGCAGATCCTGTTCTTAATCTTGAGACTGGTGATGCCGTTCCTGATGGATTCTATATCCAGTACGGTTCCATTGCCGATCAGACAGCAGCAGAGAAAGCAAGTCGTATTTCTCCGACGATTTACGTTGCACTTCTTTCTTCTGGTGCTATTGAACACGTCGTGATCAATGTGTATGTTGAGCGATAAGGAGGGATAAATATGTCTTATCAGCAGAGAACTTTTGTTTACTCCTTCGAAGATACTGTTGTGACAATCAGTCATCCTTCTGTTGGAGTTTATTCCGCTTACGGTACTGGAATCGGAACTCTTTCTGTTAATATGTCTGAAAACGTTACTTCTCATGAGGTAGCGGCTGACCAGTCAGTTATTGTTAGCAAGCATGTCAAACGCAATGGAACTGTGAACTTTGATATCTCTCAGGTCAGTGATTTCAATACTTGGTTGAAGAAGTTCACTTCTTACATTGAAGAAGCTGATGCTTCTGAGTTCGCTCTGGCAACTATTTCTATTTCAAATAAGACGACTGGAGATAATTATTATTGTACTGGTGTATCTCATCAGAAGATTGCTGATAATAGTCTTCAGTCTCAGGCTCAGAATAGAAGCTGGGTGCTTATGTGCGCTCACATCACTAATAAGTAAGAAAGGAAATAAAAATGGAAAATTTCAATTTTTCTCCCAAAAAGCGTGAAACTTATACGACTTATGAAAATGAAGGTCGTAAGTTCAAAATCAATTCTTTCGATCCTATGTCTGGAAACTACATCTTGATGCAGATTCTGACGTGTGTACTTCCTTTTGGAATTTCTGATGCATTGAAGCAGCAGGTTCCCGGATCTGAAACTGCCATGAAGACAGCAAATATCAGTGGAAAGATGATGAATAAACAGGACTTCATTGCTCTTCAAACTGATATTCTGTCTACTGTTGAGGAAATTCTTCCTTCTGGAAATACTTCTCCAGTTGTTCGTGAAAATGGAACTTACGGAGTTGAGGATGTCACTTCTATCCTTTGTTTGAAGCTCATCATTGCTTCTCTTACATTTAATTACAAAGATTTTTTCAAAGAGCTCCCGTCCCTCGATTCCCTCACAAAGGAGTAGGATTTCAGCTTTGTGATTATCCTTCAGTGAATGCTCGTTTATATCTTCCTGTCATACATGGAAGTTGGAAACAGCATGAGCTTTGGGACGGGACTTATACATTCAACGATTGGCTTGACGCTGTTGAGATCATAGAAGTAGAGATCGAAAATAAGCAGCGTCAAGCCGATTATTTAGAAAGCCAGCTAAAGGGGTGATAACTTGGCAGCTGAAACGATGAAAGAATACCTTGTAAAGATCGGTTGGGATGTCGATGAACAAGGATTTAGAAAGTCCATTGGAATTGTCAACTCTCTTGTTGGTAGACTTTCAGGATCAGCTCTTGGGGTCGCTTCTACTGCTGTGAAGGCAGCAGGGTTGGTTACTTCTGCTTTAATTACAGTGAACGAAACGCTCGTTTCTGTTGTTGAAACTACTGCTGATCTTGATTTGGAAACTGAAAGATTGGCAAGACAGTATTGGACTACAGAACAGAATGCAAGATCTTTTTCTACATCTTTGAAAGTTATGGGAAAAGATACATCTGATCTGTTGTACATGACTCGAGAGGAATACAATCAATTTGTCGAATTAAATAAGCTTGGAAGAACTCTTGAGGCTCCGAAGGGATTAGATGATTATCTTCAAAAAGTACGTGGATTAAACTTCGAAATCAATCGATTGAAGTTAATTTTTCAGTACGGAACTCGTTGGGTAACTTACTGGATTTCTCAGTTCACTGGTCAGGATGTTGAAACATTTACACAAAAGCTGAGGAATCTCGGAGATTATATCATCAGAAATATTCAGCCAATTACAAAGTTCATTGCTAAGTTTTTTGAATCTTTCTATAGGTTAGGAAAAGCAGGAATTAAGATTCTTTCTGTTTTAGGAAAAGTAATTGTTTGGGTAGTTGATTTATTCGATTCTCAGATAACAAGAACGATTGCAATAGTCGCTTTACTTTCTAAAGTTCTTTTAGCTTCTCCGTTAACCATGTTCATTGGCGCATTGGTAATGCTTCTGTTACTAATCGATGATTATATGACGTGGCAGCGCGGCGGTGATAGTGCTTTAGATTGGACGAAGTTTGATGATTCTATTTCTAATCTAAAGGAAAGTTTCGATGGATTAAAAGAAAGTTTACAGCCGGTAAAAGATCTTCTTGATTATATTTGGAATACAATATTCGGAAATCTTTCACCTCTCGATTTGTTAAAAGCTGCTTTAGATGGGATAGCTGATGTTCTTGATGGGGTAGCTGCTTCTCTTAACATTGTTAAAGCTTTTAATGATGATTTGAAGAATTTCTGGGATGTTCTTACTGGAAAGAAAAGTTTTTCTGATTATCTGAATAATAATCAAGGAAATCTTTGGTCAGCTATCGGAAACTTCTTTACTCATAATAAGAAAGATCCTATTTTCGGTAGTGAAGGATTTTTAAGAAGTTTGTTTTCTAGATCTGGAGTAAATACTACTACGGGTTCATTTGGATATGACAGAAGCGGCGGATTTGGAAACACAACTAACATGACAAATACATTCAACATTCAGGGTGGAGATCCTGTTTCTATCGGAAATGAAGTGGCAGATAAAATTAGTAAACTTTATCCTACGAGAAGTCCCTATTAAGGAGGTGAAGCAATATGCCGGATGGTTATTTGGCACAGCCATTTAAGGAAATTCAGAACAGTGACTACGACGCATTGCTTTACTGTAAAACAAATATCGCAGGATTCTTTTTTGATGGATTTCTCAGTGTTTCGCATGAACGTAAATTGACAACAACTTCTTCTCCTGTTGAAACGGGAGCTGCGATCGTCGACCATGCTTATATTGAGCCTGCAAAAATTACGATGAAGATTATCGTTTCAGATGTTCATCAAAGTTTAATTCCTGGTCAGTTTGATGGTGGTTATGCTCGACATACTCAAGCATGGCAGCTATTGAAACAACTTCAAAATGATAGAATTCCGATGTATGTTTTTACAAAGCTTGATACTTATGAAAACATGCTTATTACTTCTATCACTGCTGATGATAATGCAGATACATTTGAATGTTTAATTGCTGACGTTGAGCTTACTGAAATTCCTGTTGCTAGAGTGAAGGAAGTAAAAATCACTAAAGCTGATCAAACAACTGTTAATACAGAGATGGGAAAGGTTACTGGTTACAATGTTGATCAATCGGTTCTTAAATCTCTGATTAACTATTGGAATTCGTTCATAGGAGGTGGCTAAAGTGATTAGAGTCCCTCTTACAAATGCACCTAACCAAAGATTCCAGTGCACTCTTCCGGTTAACGATGAAAATATTCAGTTTGTTTTTGAGTTGTGGTACAACGAACAGGCAGAATATTGGATGCTGTCTCTCACAAATAAAACGAATCAGGAATATGCTTTCGCCTGTTCGGCATTTTCCACAACCAGCGT